TCCTCTTTTCAAAGCACCTGCAGCGATACTCTGAAGTAACCAAGTCTTACCAACACCTGCTGGCGCAACTACAACACCTAACTCACCCTCACCAAGACCACCATCCATAATCTCATTTGTAATATCCCAAGGCGTTTTTATTGTAACTCTTGTAGACTTAGTTAATCTCTCTTCAATACCCACATTATAATCATGACCGATATCTACAGCAGTTCCAGCTTTCATAGCTGCATCTATAACTGTTTTTATACCATCATAGTTTTGATTTTCTAATAGACTTACAGATTCCATAATAGCAGATTTTAAAACTTGATTCTTACAGAAATCTAATGTTTTCTCTTGAACAAATTGTAAGTCTGTTGCTTCTCTAGATCTCCAAGCATCCTTGAGTGCTTCAACAATAGATAATTTAAATACATCATTCTCTACATCATCAACTGCTATCTTAATAGCTTCCAATGTAGGTGTAGTTTTATATTTTAGAAAATAGTCATTTATCTCTTTGATTAACCATTTATTTGAATCAGATTCAAAATACTCTGGCTGAAGAACTTCCATAATAGTCTGTAGGAATGTAGAATCAATTAAACATGATGCTATAACTTTAGATTGGAATGATGTTCCAAATTCAACTAAAGAGCTATTGTTCTCCATATAAGTCTTTCGTAAGTTGTGTTTTAGATAAATTTAATTTCTTCTGTCTATACTTATCTTTCATCTTCTTCAAAATGGTATCTTTATTTCTGTAGTAGTAATCCATTTGCCATTTTCTCTGAGCTTCTTTCTTCTCTTTTGCTGTAAAATACATTTTTTTTCTACCCATCAGTTTGCTCCGCGTATTTATCCATAGTGGTAAATGTTTGAGCTAACCAACTACTGACATTAGGTAGATTTTGAAATAATCTGTCTTCCATGAACATGGATTCGAATTTATATTTAACTAATCTTCTGATAGGACCTCTGATTGTGTCAATTAATTTAGTTTTAGTTGAAGCACTTATGTTTACATCTTCTAACTGCATCAACTTATAATTTCGTTCAAGTAATTTTTTGTTCTGTAATATTTTAACAAAGAAATTACCATCATCATCTTTGTGTTTATGTGCGTATTTATATATCTCCTGTAAACTATAACTATTATTCTCTTCTCCCAAAGTTGGTATATTTTTTACTAATGTTTTAGTAGCTATTCCTTTTACACCATCTATATTATCAGACTTATCACCCTCAAATATTTTAGCCATAATAAAGTTCTCTGCAGTTACACAATACTCTTCTAAGACTGCTTCTCTGTCATATAATTTCTTTTTTGTGGGAGACCAAACTTTGATATCGTCTGATACTAATTGTAGGAAATCTTTGTCGGTTGACATAATTACTTTTTCACCATCAGGTATTACACTCTTTGCGATATAAGCTATAGCATCATCTGCTTCGATACCATCTACAGATATAGTAGTTAGTGGTAATAATTCAAGATAGTCTGCAACTCTTCTAAGTTGCATTAACATATTTCGTCTTTCGTCTTCTACATTTTCTAATCCAGCTACTCTATTAACTCTGTAAGACGTTCTACGTTTATTTTTATAATCGGAATATAATTTACGGCGGCGATTGCTCCCACCCTTACCGTCAAACACGATGATAGTACGGGTGGGATTAAACATATTAATGGCAAATCCTACGCTTTTAAGGAAACCAACAATGCCACCAACATGAACGCCGTTTTCGTTTAGAGTTGGCATTACGCTGAACACTCTTATAAAAGTGTTCAAGCCGTCAACTATTAGCACTTTTTTGTTTGTGTTCTGAAAGTTAACAGAACCACCTTTTTTCTTTATCTCATTCAGGATGGAAAGGTATCTGGAGTTCGACATCACTCACCAACTACCTCTTCCGTTTCAACTACGTCATCAATTCCCAAATCTTTCATATCATATTTTAGTATAACTTTATCGCATATTTGTTCGTAAACGAATGATTTGAAATCTGGATCTGATAGTTTATCACCGAATTCTTTTGATTGAAACTTGTGTTCTTGTCCTAAGTGGTCTGTAAGTGTATACCATGCACCAGCTTGTTTTACAATCTTATGGTCTTTCATTACTTTTAACCAACTACCTACATCATCAATACCACTCTCAAAGTATAAAGGAAACTCACAACTTCTCAAAGGTGGACCTAATCTATTCTTGACAACTTGTGCAAGTATAGTCATACCAATAACGTGATTCTTTTTATCTTTGATTTGACCTTTGTTCTTCAATCTAACTCTTGTAGATGCGTGAAATGGTAGTGCTTTACCACCACTTGTAGTCCAAGGATCCCCAAACATCACACCTAACTTTTGTCTTAACTGATTTGTAAACACAAGAGCCACTCTTTGTCTACCAATCATTTGAGTAATTTTTCTTAATGCTTTTGAAATAATAATTGCTTTTGATGTAGCCCAACCATCTTTATCAAAGTCAGCTTCCATCTCTACATTTGTTGATGCAGCTGCAAGTGAATCTACAAGAATAGTTACTAACCTATCTTTATCTGACTCTCTAACTTTTGCTACAATCTCTTCTACTGCTGCGAATATATCTTCGACAGTTTCTAAATGTAGATACAACATATTGTTAATATCGACACCAATAACTTTCAGAAAGTCTTGACTTACTGCAGTTTCAGTATCAATATAGACTGCTACACCACCTTTTTTCTGAGTCTCAGCTAAAAGATGTGCACCAACTAAAGATTTACCACTTGATTCTAATCCATTAAGTTCTGATATCCTACCTACTGCTATTCCACCATTTGGTCTATTTGAAATGGCTAAATCCAATAATGTAGATCCCGTAGAAATAAATTCTTTTATATCTGTAGGTGTTGTATCACTACCGTCAAGAAAGTATGCAACTTTGGTATCTTTAAAAGTTTTATTTAGACTAGCGGCAAGTTGCCCTGCCAAATCGTCTCTTGTTGACATAAACTTCTCCTAAATTTTTAGATAACTTAGGGGAGCGAAAGTAGGAACTCACACTCCCCAACTTATTTGTCTTTTATTAGTTATTAAACAGATCGTCAAATGCTGCTGATACATCCTCTTTAACTTCTTCTTTCGGTGAAGCTTTAGATTCAGTTACAGATTCTTCTTGTGATTCTTCAGATTCATCTGGATTTAACCAATTATTTAGAACTTCAGTAAATTCTTCATAGGTTTGTTCCTGATATATCTCAGTAATATCCTTTTGATTATCCATTAGATTCTCAAGTAGAGTTGCATCTTCTGTAATCGGGGTTTGATTTGGTTTAACCCTGATTGTTGTTTTTGGAAACGAAGCTCCAACTTCTTCTGCTGTCTTGAACTCTACAGTAATATCACGACCATTCATTTGATCGGTAATATCACCATAATCAGGATCAGCGATGATGGAAAGCAGTTCTTGATAAACTGTTTTGCCAAAACCCCAAAACTTCACACCTTGATTCTCTTCACCACGAATGATTACTGGAGCAAAAGTTCTCATCTTAGACTCGATTTTACGAGCTAAACGATAGTCTTCCTTGTTACCCGAAGCTTTGAGTTTTTGAGAAAACTCTTCGATTGGGTCTGGACGACCAAATGACATTGGTGAAAGATAAGATTTTCTACCCAAATCATAATGGAAAAACAATTCAATAAAAGGATTGTCCTTATTAAATTTATAAGGTACGATTCTTACTTGAGTTGTGCCAGGGGATGGCTTCCAAAGATTTGATGTGCGATTGTTTGTGATTTGAAGTTGACCTAGACGCTTCTTCAATGCGTTAATATCCATTAGATATCTCCTATTTGTTATTCGTTAATTGTTTAATTGTTACTAATTTATTTGTAACCGTTTTCATACATATATAAGTATAATATATATTCCTCAAAATGTAATTTATTTTTCGTCAATATCAGATTTCCATGTTTTTGTATGTATTATTGAATATACCCTTGTTGGTATTTCATACAATCCCTCTTCATTTGTCAATAACATGCGATTTCTGTAGTTCTCCCAGGGTATTGGAAATGAATTATCTAATACACCATTGTTTAGTTTCTTAACTAACTCATTAAGTGCATTGATTGTGTATAGAGAATTTGATTGTTTCTTTCTATGTATTGAAATTGTGTCTACTGAACTTTCAACATAGTCATCAGTTGCTTCTACATTGTATGTACATATCAATTGATGATAATCGTTTTCGTTCTGAAATACATATATCTTGTCGAATACTATATCGTTACAAGCTATAATCAAATCTATTGTTTCGTATAATCTATTCCTTTTGCAAAATGTTGCTAATAGTTGTGTTTTCATTAGTTATGAACCTCCCTGTGAGCTTCTGCCGCCTGATTTTCAAAATCTTTTGATAAATTCATTTCAAATTTTATACCACTACCGTAATTTTTACCATCTTCTCTAACACCAATAGTCGCGATGTC